CTCGAGAGGACCTTCTAATATAATTTGCGAAAGTTTCATTTACCTTGTCCTTTATAAGCTTTTTTATAGTTTCTGCTATTTTTTAGCTTTGATGTTTTACTTTTAGCGTGTATTCCTGGTCTTTTCTTCCTCTTACTTCCTACATAATCGCTTATAACTCCTCTTGCCATTACAGTTTAATTACTTTTAGTTTTAATTCACCGGTGCCTTTGATTAACCTATGGTATACACCCTTTCTAATAAATAGTCGTTTTAAACTCTCCGGATTATTGTTATCGTATTGGAATTTCCAGTCTGTTTCATTTAGAGGTTCTATAATACGATCTTCGTAGTCACGATGCCATACAAGCTCATCTTCAGTAGTGTCTTTACTAAATATTCTTATATTTTCATTTTCAATATAAGGTCTACCAGTATCCTGAGAAGTTTCTTTTTCCACCTAATGATTTCCAATAACGCCCGATATTGCAAGACCAGTATCCGGGTTTAGTTTTATCTTTTTTAGTTGCACACTTATGACGTGCTGCAAATGAGGATCTAGCTCCTGGTTCATCTATCTTAACATTTAAACCTGTAGTACCACCGAATGATACTTTAACTACATTTCCTTTTTTATTTTTAGTATAAACTATAAATTTTTTAGAACCTCCTCTTCGAGGTTTATTTAATGGTACGTCTTTACCTCTATATTCAGCTTCATCTAGCATAGGAAGATCTAAAGGAACTTTTTGTTGTTCGTGCATACCGTAAAATCCTATGTCGGTATCTTCTAACAGTTGAGAATCGTTTTCGTTAAGTTCTATAAGACCGTCTCTCCAAGCGTCTCTTGCTTCAGCAAATAATTGTATAAAGCTATCGCTAGAATAACGATAGACATTCTCATGTAAAGTAAGATCATTATCTAAATGATACTGTAATGATGGAAGACCAATTAATTTTTTTAAACTTATCATATTATTTCATTTCAGGGTGAAAAAGGAATTTTATTATCTTAGCATCTTTTGATACTTCTTTACCATCTATTTCTATCCCTATAGGATAAGGTTTAGTTTTATCATCTGCCCAATATGCTACATCGTAACTTTTATCTTCATTGCTAGTTACTAATAATCCCCTATTATAGGTATCTTCTTCTGCTTGCAGAACAACCATTTTACCGGTAGGAAGAATCATATCTCCCATTAGTTTAATATCTCCTTCGTTATAACCGTCATCGTTATATCTATTTTCCTCTTTAAGAATAATATCACTTAATTTCATATATCAAAATCTTTTCTATAAAATTTACCAAGTACATTATCGTTTATATAATTACTACGAGTTTCTAGTACTTCATTTATAAATAGGTACTTACACTCATAATATGTAAGTAATTTTTTATTAGGTACATAACATAAAATAGTTCTTTCGAAATCTGTAGCTTTACTTTCTTTAACTAATTTTAGTATATCTTTATGAGACCCGTAATAAGTTTTCCAATCAGATTCAGAAATTATCTTTTGTTTAAGAGGAACTCTACCTCCTATACCTTTTGATTTACGTTCTTCCCTAAGAGCTTCTAATGCTCTTTTTCCTAGTCTTTTATTACGTTCAAAATAAAGTACTTTTTTACCTAGGTACATTTTACCTGAAGGTTTATGAACTGTTTTATATATAAAACCAAATGTACCTTTAGGCATATCTGAAATATTTCCAACTGGTTTGCTTTCATATATCCAATCTGGGATTGATATCATACTATTGTTTAATTGAATTGATTATCTTTTGGGTATCAAATACATCTTCTAACTTACTGTAAGGGCAAGTAGTTATTTCTTGTGATAAACTAAAAGGTTGGTATAAATTATTAGGGAAGTCAACTGGAAGGGTAAATTCGTTAGCTTTAATATTATCGTGCATATCGTATCCAAATATTTCAGGGTGTGTTGTTGACCAGCAGACTGTTGACTTGAGGTTAAAGGCTGTAGCAAGGTGCATTGCAAATGAGTCTATTAAAAGTCTCTTTTCGGATAACTGTAAGAGTATTGCAATACTTCTAAAATTATCTAATGCATGTAAAGTATTAGGGTATTTTTTTTGATCATCTCTTTTTATATGAACTATGGTGTACTCTTTCTTGAATTCTTCTATAATTGCATTAATAGCCGGTTCAGGTATGTCTCTAGTCCAAGCATAGTTAAAACCTTGATTAGATGGACCGCCGTTTGGTTGTATAGCTAAGATGGGCTTATCTGTAGAATAGAATGGGGTAAAGTAATCAATTTCTGCTTGAGTTAAATAAATTTGTGGAGACTCTCCGTTGTATACTAGACCAAATTGATTAGCCCAAATTTCTAATAAATGTTTTTTATTTAGTATAAAATCTGATTGTGTATAAGGATCGTTGTAGTATAGTTTACAAGATGATTCTTTTCCTAAAATATTATCTTTATAAAATGAACCGTGCTCTCCGTTTTTAATTACCTTATCTGCTAAAGGATTATGTTTAAATACATCCGGGTATGCACATACTATTATTATTTTATCTTTAGGGTGGTTGTTTTTAATTACTTTAAGAAGTGCAGTAGCCATAATATGCTTACCTAGACC